TTTGAGCGAGAAACAATATAAATCAGTCCACCAATAAATATTGGAAGAAGAACGTATGTCATTATGTTACTTACTCGTTTCATTTTTCTAATGCCTTACAACAATTGGATATCGTCATTGACGATATTTTTATTATAGATAGCAATGTAGTTGATTTTTAATAATTGGACACCATACGGGATAGGAGACCAACTTTTCTTTATAGGTGACCATAATGTAGGCCATTTTTTAGGATTATAGGCGCTCCTATAGGATGAGATAAATCCTAACAGCTTGATTTCAAATTATAAAAAAATCCCAACCATTTCTGATTGGGATATTGCTCCTCTTCTTGGGCTCGAACCAAGGAGATTAAATCGCTTATAATCAGGTCTTCTATAAGTTTAAATTGAAAAGGTATCCGTATTGTGTATTAATTGTAGTTAATTGTTCCTGTTCTAGTTGTGCCATTAGGTCTTAATATTCTGTAAAAAGTTGGGTGGTCATCATTGTCATAGTTGTAGTCTATGAACAAGCTTTCATTTGTTGCTAAATTTTCCCTCAAAATAAGATTATTTTTAAAATAACCTTCACTTTCTGTTGACAAGCTATTTAACGAGAGAGAATATGGAAAGGAATTATTTTCCCAAGCTTTGTAAAAAGGATTAACTCTATTATCAAAGGTAAGTTCCCATCTTTGCGGTTGTGAGGATGGAGAAGTTTGTATATATGCTATAGGATTATCTCCTTCTCCATAAATATACCTAATAGAAGTGGTAACAGTTACTGTAATGTCACCAAATATAATTGTGCCAATCCTACCGTTTGAATCATATATAAAAGTTCTATGGCTATTTAATGAAGATGTGATATTTGTTAAAACATCATTTGTGTAAAAAAACTGAGTGCCTGGAGGTGTTGTAGCACCAGTTACATAATCATAGTTAAATCCTTGAAAAGGTAAACTAGGACTTCCTGTGCCTGTCCAATATATTCCTTCAATTTGAGAATTAGAATTAAACACACAATGATTGTAAGTTGTTGTAGAGTTGCTATAAAACTTGGTGATTAAGTCATTTTCAGTTAAAAGATATAACTCGTTTAGTTCTGCAGGAAAAATAGACTGAATGTCCTTACGAATTATTGCGGGATTTTCATTTTCGTTGTTTACTGAACTGTCATCATTAGGAGAACAGGATTGAAGTATTGTTATTAAGCTTAAATATAATAACGCGGTATTTGTGTTTTTCATTTTTCTTCTTTTAGGTTTTTATTAATTTTTTGAAATATTTTTAATGTGGAATAAATATGCGGTAGATTACTCATTCATCACATCGTTTTGGTGCTTTTCAATTACAAGATTCATTTCCTTAATCATATTTTCTGCTATGGTCTGTTGCTCAAAAATGCTCAAATTACGTACGTCATTGTATGTTTTTTCATGCACAATCTCTTTTTGAAAGTATTTATACCTCCAGGTTATTGTAAGATGGCCAGTTCCATACTGGAATTGTATTATCTGATTCTTTCCGTTTTGAAACAAATTAAAGCTCCGTTTATCAAGAGAAGTGGTATGCCCATTCCCGTTAAAAGCCGACTTGTTAAGATTGTGAACTATAACCTCAAATTTCTCAGTTAAGCTTGTGTACTTTAAATCTTCATTATCTTTCCCCGCGTCTTTTACGAACGAGAAAATTATGAATCCTATTACTGCAATTACTATTATCCAAATCATATTAAGTTGTTTTTTGTTATCGAGATTGTTAATGAATGCCACAATTGTTTTTAATTGTAAATAATTTGCCAATCAATTTACATGTTATATTTAACTGGTCAAAATTTATTTTTAAAAAATTCTGTAAATTCTTCAAAGCTATTATTACTAATGCTTCCTAAGTTACTTATGATTCCATCGTCATGTACTTTTCTGATTGTAACACCATCGGAAATAAAGTTTTGTAATACTACATAAACAGAAATAGGCTTGTTATTTTTTACTTGAATGATAAAATTATTAGGGATGGCCATAATCAGATCACTATATGATAGTTTCAAAAAATCATTTGATATTACCTCCAAATAATGGTCACTTTTATCTAATATTACTCTGTTAACAGATATTTCAAAATGGAATGAATTATAAACCTGATTTGGATAATCATTAAAATTTATCTCAACACCCTCATTTTTAGCATATCGTGTCAAAAGATCAAGTGAATATGCATCTTCTGGAGAAGTGGTTTTTTTAAGTCTATATTGAATTATCTCAGACTCAAAGTTATCTCCTAATATTAATTTTACATTATTTAAATCGTAACAAAACTTATAAAATAGCTTTATTATTTTTTCATAATCAATAGGATCTATTAACCCTGGCAATATGTTATTATCTGATTTGTCCTTTAAAACTTCAATTGGAGAATAGGAGTTTAAAACCTCCATTCCTATTTTGTTTATATCATGCCTTGTAAGATCAATTTGATCCATTCTTTGATAGAGGTTTGTTTTAAATTGTTCAACACAAAAGTTTGTCATCTTTTTCAATTCAAGTTTCTGCTCTATGCTATCTTTTATGCTTGTTTTCCTTATTTCATGGTGCCCTTGTAAAATAAGGCTATTCAATTCTTGACTAAGTACTTTTATGAGAGTCTCTTTCATAAGTTGTTTATTTTCTGTGGCTGGTTATTTTCATTAAATTATATAAAATGCCATAAATTTATTGTCTGTATTTCTTTAATTTTGTAAAATAACAAAAAGTGATTGCAGTCTTTTTGCAATATTTTAAAATATGCCAGTTAATCTCAACGCTTTATTAAGATATAAGACTATAGATAAATGTCTAAGAAACTCTTTAGCTTTATCTAGTATAGATTATTTAATGAGTCAATGCTCAGATGCCTTAGATGATGCTATAGGTAGAAAATCTAAAGTTTCAGAAAGAACTATTAGAAATGATATAAGAATTTTAAGAAGCGATATTTTAGGTTTTAATGCGCCTATAATTGTCAAGGATGGAATTTATAAATATTCTGATAATGACTATTCTATTTTTGAAACTTCATTCTCTCAAATGGAGCTTTTTATTGAAATACAAGAGTTACTTGTAGAGGAATTTGATAATATTTCTAATAAGAATTTACCTATTTTGTTAGAGAAGTTGAGTGATATTACTAAAGAAAATGTTTCAGAAGAGTTTTTGCCTAAACCTAAAACTACCTTTGAGAAAAGAGTTGGTAGTTACGATAACTATTCTTTCAACCTTGATAGACATTTGAGAGCTCAAAATGTAAAACAACCTTTTTGGAAAAAGCGTAAGGCTAAAGAACTTAAATGGAAATTCATTTTCCACTCAATAGACTTATCTTGAATGAAATATTAGTTTTATAAAAGTTAAACTATTGTCTTTTACATAAATTTTTATAAGATTAGTTATTTACTGGAGTTTCCAAAAACAAAATATAAAATAATCGCTACAATACCTATTCCAATAAAGGTAAATAAAGCTTCTATATTTTCATTTATACCGCCTACAAAAGTTCCACCACCCATCATTGAAGCAAAGCCCCATATTGACAATATTGCAATTATTCCAAAAATGATACAGCCTTTATTGTTATCATCTTCTTTTTTTTATTCCATAACCTACAAATTTTTAATAACCCCAATAATACTCTTAGCCGTATAACAATCCTCTACTTCTTTAGTTTGAAATACCATGAAATAACTGAATTGGTTACCAGCTGCTTTATCCCATTCTTTACCTAAACGATTCTTGTCTCTACTATCATCATTATCTCTGTCATCTCCTTTAGTTTCTATAATAATTATATTATCACTTTTAGTATAAACTATAAAATCTGGATAATGGTTAGAACTAAAACCATTTAGGTAAAAGCCTTTTCCTCTATCTAAATTGCGATGCCAGAACAGTACATTATCCAAAGATTGAATATCTGTAATCATATCTCTTTCGTAATTGTTCATGTGTCCCTCTATTTCATATAAGGACTTTGCTATGGAGGTGCTAGTTCTAAGTGGTGTGATTGTTTCTGGTAGCTTAAAACGTGTGTCTGTGAATATTTGTTTACTTGCTATACCATGTTTAAATTGAGTTTTAGAATACTCACTAGTTAATGCTTTAATATGACTCTTAATGCTTCTCACGTAATTGAAATCATTAGTGATAACATCTTGAATTTGTTGCTTTTCTAAGGAACCAAAAATCCTAGAAACGTAGGAATGCAGGTCTTGTTCTGGAATTGGGTACATATCTCCCAATCTTGAAACTACATGATAAGTCACATCTTTAATTTGAGACTCTTTGGGTTTTGCCAGTATGTTTTCTAGCAAGATGCTTTTAGTTCTAGAACGCATTTTACCTATTTCAACAGCTTTTTTCTCTTCGTTAAAATCAATGGTTCTTATGTCTGCTGTAATTTCATCAAAGTCAACGTTAGTATTTTGTGCAGTTAAGTTGAAACCAGTAAGCAATTTTTCTTTTTGTAATAAGGTATCGTAGCTTGCAGCTTCTTCAAATAATATGCTCTGAACATCTGTATCATGTTCTTGTTTTAGGTAAAACTGAGGAAGCTTTAAATTAGACCATATTTCTCTATACTGATCGATAACCTTATAGGTTTTCGGTTTCTTTCCCATAACCTGCGTCATTAATGCGGTATCATCGTTTACCTCTGTGTTTTCTACGATTGTTTCAAAGGCTTTTCCTTCACTTTCTGCCTTACCAGTAATATAACTTACTATTTCTGGTTGATTCTCTTGTAGGCTTGCTAGTGTTACTTTTTCATTAGGATCAAACGTAATATCAGATACAGCAAAATCATCGTCACTTACAGGTGTTTTATCTGTGGAATCACCAAATAGATCTTCCTGTAAAACTTCGTTCTCCGTTTTGGGATCTTCTGGTGCTTCTTCTGCATAATAGTCATCACGAGAAAAACCAGATTCCTGTAATCCTTCAACTATATTGTCCAAGGTTTCATTGAATTTAGCTGATGCTGTCAAAACAAAGGATAGATTCAAAAGTGCATTTTGATGTTTAGTCACATAAGGCTGCCTAAGAACCCTACCTAAAATTTGCTCTACCTCAACAGGACTGGACTTGTCTGCCAATGAAGCTAATATATAGGCGTTTGGACAATCCCAACCCTCTTTCAAAGCATTCACGGTTATAATATACCTCACAGGACAGTTTCTAGATGTTAAGTCTATATCCTTTAATTCATCTATACCACTCACCTTGATTTTGATCTGCTCTTCTGGAATACGTAGCTTGACTAGGTTGTCCTTGATTTTCTGAAACGTAGTGTTGTTCTTACCTTTTATGTTACTTTGGGCTTGGAATAATATGATAGGTCTTATATATCTCCCTGTCAGCTTTTCTTCCTCCTGTGCGTGAAGCTCTAGCTTGCGTTGCAGGTGCAAGGCACTCGTAATAACTTCCTCTTTGCGATTATGATTGTAAACGACCACAGGAAGCTTTACCATGTGCTCTTTTTTGAGCTCAATGGCGTTCACAAAGCTTATAATATTACTATTGGATTTAGGTGTAGCCGTAAGATCCAGAACCAATGATGGATTGAGATTATTAAGCATTTCAACACTCAAATCACTCTCTGCATTATGGCTTTCGTCCACAATAACTACAGGATTTAAACTCCGTATCACATTGATTAGTGCTGTCTCGTCTGTATCTGGTAGCACGAGGTTTTTGTCTATTATGCTTTCGCGAAAGCTTTCATAGGCGCCATTTTCTTGATATACTTTTCTATCATCTTTCTTACGGCTGTTGATCCTAAGACTGCTGAAGTTGAAAACAAAAATATTGAGCTGCTCTGTAACGGAAGATGGATTGAAGTTAGCACTCTGTAAAAGGCTTTCCTTATCATAAACCTCAACCCTACCATTAAATAGCGTATTAAGCTTTTCACGGTAAGGATGTGATGGGTTGGACAGGTTATTATACGTCTGCTGTAATAGATTAGACCATGGCACTAACCAAATAACAGCCTTGGGATTCCCATGATTCAAATGCTTGTTAATCGTATGCAACGCATTACAAGCAATGAATGTCTTACCTCCAGCGGTAGGCACTTTTATGGCAATGTGTGTAGCTCCTGCAACATTATCTTTATAAGGTCTCATTCCTTTAAAAGTACCATCGATCTGAGGCGAATATGGGCCAACTTTATCTTCCCAAAAAGAATTGTAGGCAGCACTTGGCTTATCCTTATCTTGAAGGTACTTTAGAAAGCGTTCTAGGTCTTTGATTACTTTATGTTGGTAAGGTTTTAATTCCAATGGCTTATTAGTTATTTGGTTGGTTCATTTTGTCTGATAACGAGGAAACCTATACTAGTTCCCATTATAAAACCTAAAACTATAAACAGTTCATTAAAATCGACTTTCTCCTTTCTACTAAATGTATTATATTCTTCAATTCCATTAGGTCCATTTCTTAAACCAGTGGAACCTCCAACACTATAATAAACTGTGTCACTGCTACAAAAGCCTACAGCGAAGGCTAAAAATGAACCGAAAATTAAACTCTTCGCAATTCTTACTTTGCCATCTTTAGCAGTAATTACTTTCTTAAAAAAATTCTTCATGTTTTTTAAAATCTTGAAATGTCCCTAGGTATCTTTTTAAATATGATGTGATACTTATCCATCAGTTCTTTATCTAGCAAACAGTTGTCTGCATAAATGATGTATTGACTTGCCTTAGTTTTCATCTTTCTTAGAAAGTCCATGTCCAGAGTGGTTACAGAGCTTCTAGTATAGTAGAAATAATAAGCAACGTCTTCTTTCTTACCGAGTAAGAACTCTTCTTGAGTAGCCTTATAAGTTGCTTTAGTTTCCGAATACCATACGTATTCAAGTATTTTATCTACAGCTACTTCTTCATTGAGTAAATGATCGTCATTAAATAAAGATTTTCCTAGCTCATAATAATTAAAGTCTCCACCTGTGCCGTCCCTTTTTTTAGTTCCAGTACCATAACCGTCTATGACTCGTTTTACTCTTTCTGCCGTAATTGTATTGGCATACTCCTCCATTTCTATTAATATGAATTTTCTGTTACCTCCGTCTTCTTTATTTAGGTTTAAGACTGCATGCGCGGAAGTGCCAGAGCCCGCGAAGGAATCTAGAATGATTGAGTCTTTGTCAGTAGTTTGAAATATGAGGGATTCAACTAACGTAAGAGGTTTGGAATAATCAAATACTTTACTATTAAAAACCTCCTGAAGAGTTTTAGTTCCTTCTGTATTTAACCCTGATACTAAACTTGTCTTTCTATTTGATTTTGTCGGTTTCTCAATCCAAGTTGAAACTGGGTTTATTGTTGTTTTTAAGTCATTCAAAAATCTCTTTGTCATTGGTCTTCTTGAAGAATCTTCTGGGAAGTAGACTTTTCCTTGTTCAATTCGTTCCTTCATTGATTCAGGAATATAAGCCCAAACCCTAGAGGCACTAGCTGAAAATGACATTCCATTCGCTGGATTAATTAAATCGTAATATTGATTTGGTCTTTGGTCTTTGGTCATTCCAACAGTTAGGTCTCCAAGAACCCAAGGGCCTTGAGGATCATTGTCTGGGTTTGTGTAACCTTTATAGTCTTTGTCTTCACCTCTTACAACAGCCCCTTTATGTTTAGAATAACATACGACATATTCGTGATCTACAGAAATATTATTTTGCGACAATTGAGACGAAGAGCGTCTCTTCCATACAAATGAAGACATAAAATTATTTTGTCCAAATATTTCGTCACAAATCAATCGTAAATTAGAGTACTCATTATCATCAATACTTATGAAAATTAAACCGTCAACATTCAATAGTTTATGAAGTAGTTTTAGTCTGGGGTACATCATACACAACCATTTGTCGTGTCTGGTTAAATCTTCACCGTCTTTTCCAACTACTTTTTCTAACCACTTTTTGATCTTTGGGTCATTGACATTGTCGTTATATACCCAACCTTCATTTCCTGTATTGTATGGGGGGTCAATATATATGCACTTTACTTTGCCTTCATATTGAGGTAGTAGGCTTTTCAATGCTTCTAGATTATCACCGTGAATGATCTTATTCACACTTGATCCACCAGTTGACTCTTTACCATCTATATACGTGTATTGTTTATCTAGAGTCCTAAATGGCACGTCTTGATGATGGTTGACTACCTTTTCTTTTCCTATCCAATTGAGTGTTGGCATTAAGTATTCTTATTAATGGTTGGTTCTAATGTGAAAGTTTAAAAATAGGATATGTAAGTTGGTATTCCTATTACATTTTATCAAAATGATTTACATTTATATAAAACCACGTCTTATGAATAAGATATACATCATGTTCCTGTTCTTAATTACCTGTAACGTTGCCATGGCTCAATATGGTTATGAGCAAAAACCCAGCTGTAATGATTTAGTAAGCTATGCTAAGAAAAATTACGATTCTGAGGACAGTCCTATGATTATCTCTTCCACTATGCTAGCAAAAGTGGAACGTTATACAATAGATGACTCGTCATTAGTTATTGCCTATATAAAAAAGGATGAGTACGATTTATACGGTAAACCTTATGTTTTTTGTGGTATTAGTGACGAGCGCTGGACTGCATTTAAAAATAGTGGGCTTTACGATTCTTGGGGTAAATCTTTTCATAAATATATTATAGATTACACTTGTGACTGTGAATAATATATGGAATGAAGCAAGTGCTAAGTTGGACTATATTATTTTAAAATATAGGCAAACAGCCCGCTATGACTGAAGACTATTATTTTATAATATACTCAAACCATAATTCTATCTTTTTATAATATACTAAATATACTACTGGTGTTACAAACACGCTTTATATTATTTTATCATATACCATTAATTTTATTAAAGACACTTAGGTCAGGTATAATAAAAATTTAATAATGTTTACTTTCTATACTCCTAGCTTTGTACCTTCATCTATGATTCGTTGAGCATTTATATCAACTTCAACCTCACTACTTATTTTATATATAGAATTTACTTCATTATCCCACCTTTCCAACAAGAGTAGAGCCACGGCTGTTAATTTTGATTTTCAGCAAAGCTATATTTGAATGAGCTCATAATACACTCAAAAAAAACATTAGCTCTCGGCATTGCTCCTTGTTCAGTAGACATTCTCATTAAATGGTCAAACCTTTTTGCTGATTGAACTTCCTTTGCGACTTTTCTAAATTTACGATCACCCATTTCAGAGCGATAGTATTTAAGAAAGTCTATTGCTACCTTTGACATACCTTTCAAATTTATTTTCTACAATATAAATTAAAAGAGCCCTATTGACCAATTCAATAGAGCTCTTATATTATTTATTCATTTACTTTCATTTGTAACCTCCTGTAGAATTCCTTTCTCCTCTGCATACACGAGCTATACAAGTTTTACTTATTCCTGTCACCTGACTAGCTTCTGAAACAGATTTAAAGGCGTTTAAGGTGGCTCCAGCTTTATCAAGTTGTAACACCCCTTTTTTTCTTATATCTACGGTATAAGGCAGTATTTCTGATTTCTCATAGCTTCATAAATATCCACGACATTCTTTATTAACACTTAGTGCTGCTCTAGATATATCTTGCTTACTTGCATTACATGCACTAGCTGCACTTTTTAAGTCTTCATACTCGCATACCAACTCTCTAGAATCTAATTGATATTGATATATAGATTTTTTAAATCCTCCACCTCTGTCAGAGTTGTAACCGTTAAGGATTGAGTCAAAATGATTTATTCAATAAATTTCTTTTTTTGCCAATTCATTTATAGTCATCGAAGTATCAATAGTTTGCCACATAAAGGCATCAGAACCATAAGTTCTGATTGCCTCATATAGTTTACCATGTTGTCCTCTAGCGGCTCTTTCTAGGTGGTCTAGTTGCCTTTCTCTCATGGATTTTGTTGTTGCTCCAATGTATCTTTTACCGTTCTGCTGATTTTGAGCATTGTAAATTATTAGTTTTGACCTTTCCATTGATACACACCTTTGTCATTAGTTATTATTCCCTCTTTAAATAATTCAGTAGCATACTTTTTAACTGATCTTTCTTTCAATTTAAATATATTCTTAAAATCAACAACTAAATCTGTTATAGGGAATTTATCTTCAGGTTTAGATTCAAAATAATCAACCATATTTTGCTTACTTTTTGACCTTCTTCCATCTGTTCTATTAAGCAATTCATCCTCTTCACATTCTCCTGTTTTTTCAATAATACAAGTTGCGTCAATTTCAAACTCATGAGCAGTTTGATCATCATCTTGTGCATAACGATACATAATATCTTTAAAATATCTGTGGCCTCTGCTGCTTCTTGATACTCCAATTGCAAAATCTGATTCCTGGGCAAAAGTTCCACTTCCCTTTATAGAGTCCATGGTAATATTACAATCTCGTAACTTATGGGTATGGTGAATACATATCAAAGTAACTCCTAAATCATATGCTATACCTCTCAGTTTCTTTGTAATCTTCTCAGCGTTACTACTATCTTCTAATTTCTTAGTATTTAGACGAGTAATGCTATCAATAATAACTACCTCAGCTTTTGAATTTATAATTATTTCCTGAATATTAGACCAGTGTTTTTCTGTGATAATATGGGTCGGGAAGTTTATTTCTTGGTATAAGTAATTAATATCGTAAAGAGCCATTTCCTCTTGACTTAAGCTTTTGTACTGCTCAACATTTCTTTGTACTCTAGCAGTTCAGAACTCTTCCAGACCTATAAAAAGAGTCTTTTTTGGTTTACCGTCTAATTTCGTGCCTAAGAAATTATCTCTTCCCACTGCAATAGACATTGCAAGATTTTCACAGAATATACTTTTTCCGCTTTTTGCTGGCCCAAAAATTAGACCAAATGATTTTTCAGTTATACCTCTATAAAGGTATTTGGGTTTAGGCATTGTTTTGAGTGCCTCTCTCATTTCAGCAAATGTTCTTGCTTTTAATAAATTTGTATTTTCATCTTTCATTTTTAAAGATTATATATTTTGTTTGTGACCTTTATTTACAATCACAGTACAAAATTACAAATAACATTAAATCTTTTAGGTGACAGTTTTTTGACACCTCAGATTTATATTAAGAAAAAGTCATCAGCTCCAAAGATTTTTTCGAGGGTGTTAGATGGGTTAACTTGAGACTTTTCTCCTGATGGATTTCTAAAATCAGATATTAGACCTTTAATACTTTTTATATTTGTATAATCCCCATTTTTATCCTTATATCTAAGCATGTTTTGTAAGATTCGTGATAGATCAGCATCGGATATTTCTTGAATTAGCTTTCTTTCTCTTAGGACGTGAAATAAATACGTTACTTCAGATCTATTTAAATTAAACTCTAATTTTCTTTTAATCTCTGGATATTGGTTATCTGCGTAACGAGTGTAAAATTTTTGTAATTTCATTAAGTGAAGATTTAAAGATTCTATTATTTCCTCTTCAAGATAATAGGCTTCATCAATTTTTCTTTTCAAAATGTTTAGGCTTTGAATTGATGAATTTGCAAGATGGCTAATATTTGCACTAGTAAAATGGTTGTTTTTTTGTAAATTATTGACAAATAACCTACAAGTTTCTCTTGCTGTTATATCAATGTGTTCAATTATTAAGTCTTCTAAAACAACAGTTCTTTCTTCATGAAAATTACCGTCATAATCAGAATAAGCAAATAATACAGGACTATCTAATGATAGAAAATCATCCGATTTTGGATCATATCTGCTTTTATAGTCATTAGATGCAATTTGATTTTTTAGTTCTTTATAGCTTGCCAGATTAGTAAACTCTTTAAAAGGATATCTCATAATTTATTACACTTTATACATTACTTGCGTCTATAAAAATAGTGCAAGTAATGCATGCAGTGCAAATATCTAGCTAGTCGTTTTCAGGGGTTTTATTGGTAAGGCAGAAACCGGCTCAAAAGTTTGCATCAAAATACAGCATAACTGCCGTTAAACGATTTACATAATATCAAAGTGAAAATAGTGATAAGCTAATCCAGATATTATATAGACAGTAATAAGGTCTTTAGTAACCTTAACTAAGGATACGGTCAAGACTTGTCCTGTCGAGTACAAGCCAATAGGTGTAATAACTTGTACGCGGAATGGACAATTAAGCTCCACTAACTTGCTTGTTTTACTGACAATAAGAATAGTGTTAGGTGAGCTATATTTCAACACCTTTGCAATTTCTTCATCAGTCATAAATAGCTATAAGTGCTATGTAACTTTAATGAAGGTACCAACTGTTAGTATTCATTTCTAGGCTTTTCCCTAGGTGTTTCACTAATTCAAAACAGTTAGCATTACGCTGAAAATTACGATCTATATAGGAAGACTTATTAGCTCCAGTCATTAGGTTGTACAATGACCACAAAGAAATATCACCATTTTCTCCCCTACAGAACTTTTCATCAACATGGTAATCTTTAACAATGGTTGATGCTTGACTTTCAGAAAGAGAGCAATTCATCACTTCTGGAAATTTGGACTTATCTAAAAAAGGCAACATTCTAAGCTTGCCAACAAGAAGTGAAAACTGTCGCTCATTTAAACTATAATTGGTCAGCTGCTCCATTTCTTCTAATTGTTTGTCAGCGTTAAAATTAGAAATGAGGTCAACAGTTTTCTCTCCTAATTCACTTAGACTTGAAACTTTTATGGAATCTAATAATCCATCTGTACTAATACATAAATTTGTACACACCCAATTTTTAAAACCAATAAACAGCTTGAACTTCTCCATTGATTTGGTGCTGTATAAATTTTCTTGATTGTAGGCTCTTACTCCACCTATGCTTAGAGAAACTTTATTACCACCAATGATTTGAAATATTTCAGGCACATCAATTGAAAACGCACATCTTTCGTAATACCTAGTTTTCTCACTATCTAAAAGCTCCTTTACTGATTTTCCAATTGCAGTAGGCACTCTACCTTTGATAACGTGACTTACTCTTACGCTAGGATCACTTATTTGATGATTACCTATACACGTTTTCACCCTGTTGTATACCTCATCAATAAATTGAGAGTGACTTATAGTAATTTCGTTATCTTTTGTAAATACGGGCACTATACATTCATTTCGTAAATGATCTAGAGTAACTACTTCTGTATTGGCTACAATAAAATCATTTCCCATAGTTGGTGACTCATGTACCACCATTTCAAGTGGTCTCTCGTTATATGTTGCTATTTGATTCATTTTACTACTTCATTAGGATTAATAATATTATTTCTACCATTCAAGTTTGGATTGTTCTGAATTATTTCAGCTTTTCTTTGACTTAAAATAGGAACGATCTCACTATGATGGTTTTTATAGCTATCATATATAGTTTTAAGATCCTCTTCAGTTTCAGAGTTTAAAATGTCTATTTTAATTTCTTCTAAAGACTTACCAGTATTACACCATTGCTTTAGTTTTTTGCCAGTTGCAGAATTGATAACAAATTCAGGTTTATCCATAAATAGACCTGTCCTGTCTTTTGAAACACGGACTAGATGTTTGTCATTTACTAATTCAAAATTAACGGTCAATTCATATTCAAAGCCTTCTCTAGTGATCTCTTTAGTTCCATGCTTAGTCACCTTAGTCCTTCCATTAGAATTTAGATCTAAAGAGTAATCAATTTTCCTTCTAACTGTTGTGATAATATGTGAGGTAGAATTCAAAATCTTATTGATGAATTCTTGGTGTCTAGGAGAAACTTTAGCCCAATCTTGAAACCTTCCACCTAGCTTCTCGTGAATACTTAAACAACCACCTGTGCCTTGCCATTCATGAGTGATGCTATCAATTATTATAGCTTCAATTCCCTGCTGTTCACAAATCTTAATAGCATCAATATATCTTTCTGGAGAATAAGGCTCATTTAAGGTAAGTACATTGTAATTACCTAAGTGGGAATACAAACTAGCACTATTGTTTTCTGTGTCTATCACAGCTATCTTAGACCAATCTTCTGTGATGCCATAAGCTAATAGTAAAGCTGACATAGTTTTTCCAAAACCAGATGGACCACTAAGTCCTAGACGCAGTTTTACTTGATGCCTTTCGGCTTTCATTAATTTCATAATCTTTCATTTTAAGGATTAAAAAAAGAGCCTAACTTTCGTAAGGCTCTTTATTGTTTATTGTTTATTGTTTGAAGTGAAATCTAGTAGACTTCCTCGGTGGAGGTTACTTGTTCGCTCACAATTGTACCATTCTCATCAACATACTCATATCTATGAGATAGCGTTAAGACTTCGTCAGTCCCTGGCACGTTGTATTCATAAGGTTCAACGGACACCTTTTTTACACTGCCTTCAATTTGCTGTCCAATCAGGGATTTACACATATTTTCATCAAACGTGCTAGAAACGTTAGCTACCTTTGCTGTGAAATAGGTTTTACCAGAACTTTTGCTTTTTTCTGCTTGCAGTCCTCCTTGGACAATCAGTACATTGAATGATTCTCCATTTTCCTTTTCAATCGTTTTGTAATCTGTAATCGTTACCATAGTTTTAATTATTTAAGATTAATTGGTAGGGATTATTCCCAATCGTTAAAAAGTATGGGGGTGATTTGTCAGTTACTAAGCACTGATTATTTTAGAAAAAAATTAAATAATTTTTTGAAATTTTGCATTAGTCATTTTAGGGTATCTTTTATCAGCGACACTATTCGGGAATTTTTTTAGGCTTACTTGTAAATTAATATTCAAAAAAGGTGGGTCATCGTTCTGTGATTCTGATAAGTAACCGTCTAGGAGTAAGTTTTGAAATTTTTCTTGCCCGTACAGTTGTTGATATTCAGTGAACATAATTATTTCCTTTTTGCCGATGGACGATAATTTAAAAAGGTTTAATGATGATTCATATTCTTTGAGAGCAAAAGAGTCAGCCATTTCATCAAAGGTTTCGCAAGATTCTTTGTATAACCTTGAAAGGTTTTGGATATTAATTATTTCTTCTGAATCATCAAATAATAATAAGGCTTTATAAGATCTTAATATAACTAAGAAGTATTCTATATTATTCGCTGGATCAATATACCGATATAGCCCTTGGAAAGGAAAGTACCTTGAAAGACCTTTCTGATTTTTATTAAATGGAACTGTGTAATCCTTTTTTGAATTATGTTCATCCATTACTGCATCATAAATCTTTTGATCTTTCTCTTTAGCTCGTGACATCACGATAATGACCAACACAATACATACAATTGATAAAAAGGTTATCATAAATCAGTTATTTAATGAATTGTAATAATAGTTATTCTTGCTAATAAAATTTCGACATCTGTTCACTCACTTGTTTTTTTAATACCTTTCCATAGCTTTGTTCTGTTATAGTAATACTAGAATGACCTAATAATTTCTGGACAATTTCCATGGGTACATTATTATATAGTAAAACTGTAGAAGCAAATGTTTTCCTAGCAGTATGATGAGTTAGTCTTTTATCTATATTAATTATTGCAGCAATTTCTTTTAAATAACTATTGAACCTTTGATTAGATAATTTAGGAAGACCATCATTCTTGTAAAAATCTAGATTTTCTAATATTAGATTAGCTTTGGGCAAAAGAGGAATAGATACTTCTTTGTCCGTCTTCATCCGCGTGATGTTAATCCAATCCTTGCCATCAAAACCCTTTTGAATGTGTGAACGATTTAGTGCTGACATCTCTGCATATGCTAATCCAGAATAACAACAAAAAATGAATAATTTTCTAACTAATTCAAGTCTGCTTTGAGCTAGTTCACTATTTTCAAAAACATCTAATTCTTCACTATTTAAAAATATGACTTGATTTGAAACTGACTTAGTTTTATAACTGGCAAATGGGTCTAATTTTAGAATACCTTCATTTACTGCTAATTTAAATGGTTTTCTAAATCTTTGAATAGTCTTGTTAATTGTAATTTGCTTTTGGTTCCTTGAAACCTTCAACCAATATTCAAATTCTTCAATAAAAGATATATCTAGCTTATTTATTGAAGTGTTATTTATAGTCTTAGTTTTTACAAATTGATCAACATGATCATTGATGTATTTAAACTTTTTCCAAGTTGACAGTTTAATATCCTTGTCAATTAGCTTTTCCAGCCTCTTTAAGTAGTTATTGTAGAATTCACTAACACATATAGACTTTTCTCTATCAACACCCTTATACCTATCGTAAATTGCTTTTACATCAATAGTATTTGAGTTTAAAAAGAGCTCTAGTTCTATTTTCAATAATTTTGAGGTTATAAGTTGTAACAAGCCATTTTTGGTGATGTAATCAATATCATCTCCAGTTACTTGTTGATCATCTTTAGACCAATTTTTAGGATCTACAAATACTCCTGTAGAGAATTTTATAGATGAAGTATTAAAAGAGATTTTACATCGTATAGGGCAATAACCTCTTTTATTTTGTTTGCTAAGGACAGCAAAGAATCTAATGTACAGTTTTGTTTGTTTCATGTCTATTTATTTGATAATTAATAAATTGAGACAATACGGAAGGGTAGACCAAAATATATTTAAGGGTATCCTTATTGTAGACCAAAAATGGCTATATCTAAGAAGTTCTTAAATAACTATTAAAGATAACAGGTTGAAAATAAGGGAAATAAAAAATCCCAACCATTGCTGATTGGGATTATGCTCCTCTTCTTGGGCTCGAACCAAGGACCCTCTGATTAACAGTCAGATGCTCTAACCAACTGAGCTAAAGAGGACTGTGATATACACAAACTCAAGCTATTTGCTTAAGCGATGGCAAATTTACT